GACAGTGATTTCGCAATTGCCATGTTTTATCCTTAATAATACGCGGGTTGCTTGCGTCTGAATTGCTGCGGCTCATCTTCCTCGTCTAGAAGAGTGCGCACATAACCACCCTTGCGGAACCTCATCATGGCAAGGGATACAGAGTCGACATAGTCATCATGCTCTCCAGAGGGAAAACTTGCAACCTCATCGATTACTTCTTCGGCCCATTGTGTATTGGGCGCCCACACTCTTCCAGAAGCAAATAAATCAGAAACAGCATTAAGTCTGGAAATCTTGTCATTACCCTTACTGGGCGTAAATTCTTGGACCGGAATACCCATGGCACGCATCTCATATATTAGAGGGGCACCGGATGCCTTTTTCTCGATGATTATTGAGTCGGGTTGCCACTCTTTATACTGCTCAATGGCCCTTTGTTTTAACTCCGGAAACTCCATCCTGTCTCGGAAAGCATTAATTAAGATAATGTTTGCCTGTGGCACCCCTGTAGCGTCCTCTTTATAGAACACTCCCCATAAAGTACAGGCCGAATAGTCCGCTCGGTTGTTCTTTTCAAACGCCGTATCCCACGCCATCAGGGTAAATTCACACCAAGGCGGGTCGTCTTCCTCCCATGTCTGCCACCATTCACGTTTTACTATGGCGGAGGACTCTGAAGTGGGGTTTTGCTGGTACTGAGCCATCCATTTTGCGTTGGGAAGCTCTTTTTTCAGTACTTCTAGCTCTTGTAGAGGCCAAAATTCAGGCCAGAGGGGGTTTCCAGAGGGCAAAATTGCAGGGAATTCGATAACTTCCCACTCTTCCCCTGATCTTTGGACGGAACTTTTTAGAATCTGACCGGTCAAGTCTTTTTTGGACCACCTTGTCATCACTATGACGATGGCTCCCCCCGGTTGTAGTCGCTGCCGTGGGCCAGATGTGTACCACTCGTAGGTTTTGTCGTAGATTTCTGGGTTAGTTTCGCTTAGGGCTGCTTCTTGTTCCGAGTGAGGGTCGTCAATAATGAGCAAATCAGCGCCTTTACCCGTGACAGCACCGCCCACACCGATAGCAAAATAGTCTCCACCAGAGTTAGTGGCCCACCGCCCAGCAGCTTTAGAGTCCGCTTGTAGCCCAACTCCCGAAAATACTTCTTTATACGCCTCAGAATCGACAAGATTTCGCACCTTTCTACCGAATCCAACGGCAAGTTCTGCCGTATGGCTGGTCTGAATGACTTTTTTATGCGGGTAGTTCCCTAGGAACCAAGCCGGGAGCAGGTATGACGCGAACTCAGACTTAGTGTGCCGGGGTGGCATGTTGATAATCAGCCGTTTTAGTTCTCCATTGGCAACCCGTTCGAACGCCCGGGCCATTCTGGAGTGGTGCCTGCCCCCAATAAACGTAGGCCAGACCTTTTTAACGAACTCCATGAAGTTTTTGCGAGCCTTTTCCTGCTCTTGCATGCGCTCATAAGCCTCTAACTGCTGATAGACCTTGCGCTTTTCCCCGTCTGGGAGTTGCGGCAGGATTTGCAAGAGGGCTTGGAGTTCAGACAGGGTCGGTGCTTGCATCCGGCTCCCCTTCTTTTGGTGCTTCTATTTCTTTAACACCCAGTTCGGCTTCCAAGTCGTCCACCAGTGGCTCTACGTCTATCGTATTGCTGTGAATTAGGCGACGGACTTTGTTCCGAATAGCCTCCTCCAGATCCTCGGTAGTCTTATGGATAACCGTGACCTCAGATTTCTCTGAAAAGAGACCCACATCTTGGATCTTGCCAAGCAGTTCTAGAGCCTTGAGTTCGTACTTGGTATCCCCGCAGTCCGCCAAAAGGATAAGTTTGTTTGTAATCACTGTCCGTAACTGGACTGCATCGGCAACCACTTGGTGGTCGTAGGCTTTCAGCATGCCGCCGACCCTAGCCGCAACCTCTGGGGTATTAAGTTCAGCCGGGAGGTTCTTTGAATTAGGGTTCTTACGTAGATCCTCAAAGAGTTTATTAGCAGCCTTTTCGTCCTCAGCGGTCATGTCAAAGCCCATGCCGAGTTCTTGTAAAACCATGGCTGTCGTTGAGGAAACCTCTACCGCTTCGCGCACCGTGGCAGGTGCGTCATCAATCTCCGCGTCCGGCAATGGGACAGCGTTATCCGGAGTAATTTGGATTGTCGGCATGTATGAAAGCGGTTTGTGGCCTCATTTGTTCCGAACTGTAACACACAAAATAAAGATGTGGGGGACTTGGAAAACCTCCATCGTCAAAGAGGCGCCCCCACAAAAATAATATACCCCCCGGGGGCTTAGAAATCAAAAAGACAAGGGGGGTGTTTCTGTATAACTAGGGTGGGTCTAAGACGGCAAAATTTGCCTAGGGGGTGGATGCTCGCGGTTTATATTTTTTAGCCCTATTTCCCATTTGCTGTTGTTTGGAAGCCCATCGGCAGTTGTCTGGAAAGTACCCCTGTTGGTTATCAATCCTATCTATAGAGTATCCCGTAGGCTTAGGCCCACCATAGTTATACAGAAACACCCCCCTTGTCTTTTTGATTTCCAAGCCCCCGGGGGGTATATAATTTTTTCGTGGGGGCGCCCTTTTTTGACGATGGGGGTTATCCAAGTCCCCCACACCCACGACTACGAGGAACAACATGCCGTACAAGGATCCTGCGGTCAGAAACGTCAAGAACCGCGAATACGGAAAGAAGTACTACGAGAACAATAAGCGTGTGATTCAGGACGCGGTCAATGCGCTTCGCAGAAAGAACCGTGCCAAGTGGTTGGAATATAAGAGCACCCTAGTCTGTTCTCGTTGTGGTGCGTCGCACCCGGCGATCATTGACTTTCACCATCCCAATCGGGACGGGACCAAGAAGGACGTTAACCGGCTGGTGATGGACAACTGTTTTGCGCAGGCCTACGAGGAAGTCAAGAAGTGTGAGGTCTTGTGTGCCAACTGCCATCGGATCGAGCACTTCAACGAGCATCAGGCCATCCGGGCGTACAACAGAAGCATGAACAAGGAAGAGCTATGACCACGATCGCCGCCAGGTTCTCAACGCTCGAGATTGCCGCTGACTCTCAAGTCAGTGGGGATGACATTAAGTACTTCGTGGAGAAGCTCCGCAGGGGCAAAGAATCGATCTACGGGGCGGCGGGCGACTGGAAGGACATCTTGGGGGCCTTTAGCATGCTCGAGCACCCCAAAGAAGGCGATGAGTTAGACGAGGACTGCGATATCGAAATGCTGGAATTACGGCGCGACGGGATTTGGGTCTACGAGAACACTCTGATCCCCGCGCGGATAAAGAACGACTTCTATGCCATTGGGACGGGCTCAGGATACGCCATAGCGGCCTTGCACTTGGGCAAGAGCCCCAAGGAGGCCATAGAGATTGCGTCCCTCTACGACCCCCTTACGGGCGGCCCTATCGACTGTATGTCCCTGGAGCCATTACACCCGGCCCCAAAACGTAAGAAAAAATCCTTACTTTAGGCTGGCCCGGTTGATGCGATAAAGGTCCGTGGTCAGTGGATCGAGCTTATCGATCGCCCCTCTGATCATCCCGTAGGCTAGGTGCATTAGCGCCATGGACCGTGCTTCGTTGTTCATGTTCACGCAGTCATCCAAGGCCGAGTCCATAAGGTGCTGGATATCGGTCAGGGTATTGACAACCTCATCGAGCTTGTTGGCCGTGTCGTAAAGCGTGGGCATTGGTCCTTGGTCCTTGTCCCATTTGGCGATGAGCTTGGACAACGGGGTGAGCTTCGCCTTCTTAGGCGTACGTTTTTGCGTACGTTTAATCGTACTCTTAACCGCACCTTTAATCGTACTTTTGGTCGCTTTCTTTGCAGGCTTTTTAGCGGTCATGAGAGCACCTCAAAGTTAGTCACGTTAAAGCGACCGTAGGTGGGGCGAAAGTCGCCAACGCCAACCAAGCGGCCTGCGGTATTTAGTACGTCTTGAAAAAGGTGGGGGTCGATATACTCAGGGGTGAGTATCTGAAACTGTATATCCACTTCCCATCCGATGCGCATGGCAGGTCGGGTTCGATTGACTCCGGCTCGCTGTACTGTGACCCGACGAGTGTCAAGGTAGTCCCACTCATCGCTACCAAGTGACGCCAACTGAGTAAGCGAAACGACCCCGGCTTTGAACAGATCCATCGCGGATTTACGAGGTGAGCGGGGGTCTTGCTTAAACTTTGCAGCATGGATAATGGACTGCCTAAAATACTCCCCCGGGATACAAAGCTCATTTTTCTCGTTTCTCCAGACGTAGGACTCGATGTCATCTGTCTTCTTGGCCGCTGAGTTCTTGGCGGCCTTGGACTTCGCATCAACTGACTCGCAGTTCCAGCGGTGGAACAACAGATCCGCCGCGCCTTGAGCCCGTATAGCTACAGCATAAGGGAAACCCTGTTCAATGGCGCTCTTGCCACCATTGGTTACTTCACTG